GGACCTGGATTCTTCAGCTACTATCAAAGCTAACCTTGAACTAGCTATATACACAAAGAATGAACTTGGAGAGATAATGGGGATATCACCTCAGCGTGAAGGTTCTATGGAGAATAGGGAAACGGCTCAGGGTATAGAGAGATCTGTTCGTCAGAGTGCCTATATCACTGAAGAATGGTTCATGGTTCATGACAACACTAAACTTCGGCTCCTGGGTCTTGTTCTTGAAACTGGTAAGTACTGTTGGATAACTCAACCTACGAAGAAACTACAGTATATAGATGATGGATTAATAAGTCATACCTATACAATAGATACCAAACTCCTTGCTGAATCTGAATATGGACTCTTTGTTACCGATGGGGCAAACGATTCTGAACTGTTCTCAACTATACGCACACTGGCACAAGCTGCTATGCAGAATGATAAAGCCAGGATCTCGGATATCCTTACTATATTCTCAGATACAAGCATATCAAGTATGAGACGCAAGTTGGAAGCATCTGAAGAGGAAGCATTTGAGAGACAACAACAGTCAGAACAGAATAAAATGGAGATGTTAAAAATTACCGAAGAAAAGAAAGAACGTCTTGAGATGATGAAAATGGAGCAGATAGAAAGAATTGAGATAGGTAAACTGCAAAATGCTCTTCTCTTGAAAGAGATGGATGTTCAGGGTAAACTTGCTCAGGCACAGATCAAAGCTGCTACTGATAAAAATGAAGAGAAACTTATCCTTGAGTATCGTAAACAACTAGATCAGATAGCATTAGAGAGGGATAAGTTAAATCAGAGGATGAAAGAGGTAGATAAGAAAATCAGTTCTCAGGAGAGGATAGCAAGAGAGAATAGAAAAGCAAAAAGTAGGGCTACAACGGCATCTTAGCAAAACTGAAATAAATTTCAGTCGGACTGAAACGCCGTTTCAGCTTTTTAAATAAAAGTCTATAGATTAGGATTACGATCATAAATTGCGATCTTGATCTTGGTCTATATAAATATTAATATTGTAAACATATCTAGGAGATACAAAAAAAAATGGCAAAAACACATGATGAAGAAACATTATTTGCAATTCCGTTAGAGACGGAAGAAATATCTGTTTCTGACGAGATTAGCATGAAATTACCCGTGACCCCGGTTAATCCTCCTGCTACGGTTGCTGCACAAGCACCAGATAATAATATCCAAAACTTTATGCTCAGTGGAGATAAACCTTCACTACTCGCTGTAGACGTTCAACCAGGCGAGATACCTTTACCGAATACTATTGTTCAGGAGAAAACAGTAGATACACCTCCCGCAACTATACCGCCAGTAGTACCACCAGTAGTACCGGCAGCAGGAAAACAGACAGCAGCACCGGCAGGGACACCTCCGGTAACGACACCAACGATACCAGCAGCAGGAACAGCTTCTGCTACTAAAGATCAGGGTCAGCAAGGTGGGAAGGACACTAACGAAGAGAATTTGTCTCCTATGTATCTCCATGCATCAGCTCTTCTACAGGAAGGTGTTCTTCCTAACCTTGATTTAAAAACTCTCGATGGTCTTGATGGACCAGCCCTTATTAATAAACTTATTGAGGAAAGTCGGAAAGAAGTAAAGGATCAGGCTGAAACACTCAATGAGCAGTATAAGAACTCTCTCAATGAGCCTCAAAAGCAGGTGATGGATATGCTTGGTCGGGGAATACCTTTTGATGATGCAGCAAATATCGTGTATAATCAGCAAAGGTACGGATCTCTTACACCAGAACAAATCAAAGAATCTCCCGAAATACAAGAACAAGTATATCGGGAGTTTTTACAAGCAAAAGGTCATAAGCCGGAATTCATTGAACAATCAGTTAAGTTATCAAAAGATCTGGAGTTACTTGAAAAGAATTCTCTTGATGCTGATACAGAACTTAAGCAAATGGCAAAAGATGATGAGACAGCTGCAATTCAATTAGCTGCCGATCAAAATAAGATTCGAGAAACCAAAAATGCTGAAGTTCTTAAAAGTATTAAGGAAAATGTAAGTAAAACTACGGAGATATTTGCTGGTGTTTCTTTGAAGCCTGAAGATCAGAAAGCCATTCTTGAATATATGACTATCCCTGCTGCTCAAGTCAATCGTGGTGGGAAGATGGTTGATATAAGTAAGAAGGAAGAGATCCGTTCAAAGAATCCCATGGAATTTGAAAAGAGACTTTCTTATTTTATACATCTTGGCTTATTCGATGATAAACCTACTATCCCGGAACTTGTAGCAAGTGGCGAAACAACTTCTGTAAATAAACTTGCACAAATACTTTCCAGTGGTCCAGGGGCTGCAGGAGGCACACCACCTATTACCATAAAAGATCAAAAATTAGCAGCTGGTCAAGAAGATCAAGAAATAGGGATCAAATTGCCCGGTTCAATTAATAGTGTTAGACATAATGAATGATTAACCTTTCTTTAAATTTTTATAAAAATGCAATACGTATCACCACTTCAAGAGTACGAACCCAAAGATTGGGCTGGTTTAACGACCAAAACCCACTTGGGGGCGATTTACCAAGTAAAGCCACAGGATGCAACAGACCTGGTTACTTTACTCTATAAGGCAAACTATGGTACCAATTTTGGTATATTCCTGAGACGCTTCGAAGCTTTGCGTCTACAAACGGATGATGATTTCCGTTGGAGACTGCAGGGTAGTTCGAAGAAAAATATTCCTCTCGTTGAATGTAAGGTTAATGGTACTGCCATTACTTCTGCTTCACAGACAGGAAAGAATAGGGCCCGGTTTACTTTGATCTTCCCAGAGATGTACTTCTCTGATACCAATTTAATTGTTGGTCATAAGAATTCTGTTTATCCAATTCGCATTGTCAATGTACCTGAACCTTATGGAGCAGGATACTGGGCTTATGAATGTGAATTATTCCACAGTGATCCCAATGCTTTCATTCCTTATGAAGAATTGACTGCTGGTAAGAAATTCTCTCGTGAATGGTCACCTGTTGAGCAGACCCTTTCCAAAAAAGGTGGAACGCCAACTTATACCAGTCCATTCTCCATGAAGAACAACTTCTCTATGATCAGGATGCAAGATACCCGTCCGGGTAATATGATCAAGAGGCCTGTTGCTTTCTCATGGCCAGTACTTGATGAGGCAGGAAAAACACAGATCATGACTACCTGGATGCAATATGCTGACTGGGAATTTGAACAGCAGTTTCAGGATATGCGTCATAAGCTCCTAAACTTCGCAACAACCAATCGCCAGAGTGATGGTACATTTGCACAAAAAGGGGATTCCGGATTTGAGATTCAGCAAGGTGCCGGCCTTGAGCAACAAATTGAATCTTCCAATGTTGTATTCTTTAATGACTTTGAACTTGATATCGAATGGCTGACAGAACATATTATGGATGCCTCCGATAATGCAAGAGACGGATCACATGGCGACCAGAGAAGTATCGCTATGCGTACCGGTATGTGGGGAGCACTTCAGTTCCATAAGTCCATAAAGAACTACACTCAGCTCTATACACCTATCCGTAACACTGACATGCTTTATAAAAAAGGTGACGGCTGGGGATTCCATGAGAACTTTATTGAGTATTGGGGACCCGATGGTAGCAGGTTAACTGTTATCGTAGATCCTACATACGATGATAAGGAACGTAACAAGATTATGCATCCCTCAGGAAAAGGTGTAGCCAAGAGCTATGAATATCAAATACTCAATGTAAGCCGTGTAGGTGGAGACGACAATATCCGCCTTGTTTATCAGCAAGACATGGAAGACATCATGGGATATCAAAAAGGTCTGCGTGATCCTTTTACTGCAAACCTGGCTAAGAACCATGACATCTCCAGCTCTGTTGACGGATATACTATACATCGTGCATTTATTGGCGGTACAATGGTTAAAGATCCGACCAGGTGTCTTACTCTGCGGCCAAATATCCTGGCTTAAGTTTAATCAATAATAGGAGGTAAAAATGGAGAATGTTGAAACAACAACAAGAGGTGTTCTACGGAACGAAAAAGTAACGGTGCGACCAATACGCAGACCAAGTGATTGGTTACCTGATGGCCATGATTCACAATTCATGAATGAAGGTTCCAAATGGAGTTTATGCGTACCATCGTTTGAGGACAAGAAAATTTTAGTAGACCCACTAAAAGGAATGTCCAAGGTTCATAAGGAAGAACTTGCTGAATTACTAGGTCTTGAAAATGCAAATTCTTTTAATGTTTATCGTACCGACTCTTTCTGGAAAGGCTTTGATGTCAAACTGGATAGAGTCGGTAAGGTACTCGATCTAAGCAATGCACATGATTTTGTCACATTTAAAGTTCTCGAGTGCAATTCTATTTGGATAGCTCCAAGTTGGACCATGCGGAACATGAAGCAGACTTACAAGTATGCTCTTGAATTTGAAAGTGACAAAGTAAACTCAGAAATTGCCGAAGTGAATGAAAAGGAAAAATCTTATGTTGCTCTGAGTAAGATGAGCAATTCCCGGGAAATCATGGGTGATTTTATGTGGTCATACTATCTGCAGGTAAAAACTGCACAGAGGCCACCGATCAATGCACATGCTGATTGGTTGAAGAAAGAGATAGGGAAAATCATTGATACTGATGCTAAGACATTTCTTAGTATCGTTGAAGATGAAGACTATCCTTTAAAAGTTCTTATTATGAAAGCTCTTAATACAGGAGCTCTTTCTCGTGCCGGTGAACAATATCGGTTCCCAGGGGGTGAGTTTAATGTAGGATCTCTTCAGCAGATGGTTGATCATCTTAAAGACGATAGGTACCAGGATGATTATCTTAAACTGAAGACTCAGATTAACATTGCTGAAACAACAGTTCTTGATCAGAAAGTAAAGGAGGCAGGTGCCACTATTCCAACTACTCCGGAACCTGTTCAGCAAGCTGTGTCAGATCCTCCACCTACTCCATCAGTACAGGAG